CTCGTCGAACACCAGCACACCCGCCGAAAGGCAGGACGACCTCTCTCGCAGTAACCGCGCCGTTACTCTCTGTTGGAAATCCGTACAGCCCGCCTCGGTTCATGAGCCCGAAGCACCCTCGTGCGGTCGGCACCAGGGCCGACTTCTGGATTCCGTGGATCGAGGGCACGGTCGGGATCAAACTCCGGCAATGGCAGCGCGAAGTCCTGGCAAGGGCGTTGGAAATCGACGCCGATGGGAATTGGTGCTGGTGGACCATCTGCATCTCCACTCCGAGGCAGTCCGGGAAATCGATCCTGGTCGGAGCGCTGGCACTGGCACGGGCGCACCATGCCGACGAGTTCGGAGAGCCGCAGAACGTCCTGCACGTCTCCCGCGACATGAACTCCTCCCGCCTCATCCTGATGGGCCACGCGAAGTGGGCGTCGGACAACGGGCTGACGGTGCGGCGGGCGAAGGGCGAGGAGGGCATCATCTGGCCGGACGGCTCCAACTGGAGCCTGTCGTCGGAGGCGGCGATCTTCGGGCGCACCACCTCGCTGGCGCTCTGCGACGAGGCGTGGGACGTGCAGTTGGACGCGACGGTCCAGGGCGCGCTGATCCCGACGCTGGTGGAGCGGGTCCGACCGCAGTTGTGGCTGCTCAGCACGGCGCACCCGCTCAGCACGGCGACGATGCCGACGTTCCGCAGGGCTGCGATGGCGGGCTCCGACGAGGTGATGCTGTCCGAGTGGGGAGCGCAGGCCGGTGCCGACCCGCACGACCCGGCGACCTGGCGGGCGGCGACGCCGCACTGGTCGGAGCAGCGGGCGAAGATCATCGCGTCGCAGCGGGAGACGCCGTCGCTGCTGCCGCAGTGGCTGAACGTCTGGCCGCAGGACGACCCGACCGCCGGGTCGTGGCTGCCGACGTGGGACTCGCTGGGACACGCCCAGGGAAGCCCGCAGGGCGGTCTCGCCGCGCTGGAGACGACCGGCGACCGCTCCCACTACGGAGCGTGCGTGCTGCGCCTGGACGCGGACGGGCTCCATGCGTGGACGTTCGGCTCCCGCGACCTCTCCGAGGTGCTGGCGTGGGTCCAGGACCGCGATCCCGCGTACGCCATGGTGGGCGTGTCGCTGCGGTACGAGGCGGAGGCGGTCCTCTACTGCCGCCAGGAGCCGGTGGGCAACACCGAGACGCGGCGGGCCACCGCATTCCTCCAGGACGCGGTGCGCCGTGGCGCGGTGCGGCACGACCACAACCCGATGACCTCGGAGCAGGTGGCCAACGCCCGTGTGGCCGAGGTGGAGACCGGCCCGATGCTGAGCCAGCGCCGCAGTCCGGGCCCCATTCCCATCGTGAAGGCGCTGGCGTGGGCCATCGAGGGTGTCGGCACCGGGCGGGTGCCGATGGAGGCTCCCGCGATCCTGTGACGGCCTTGTGACGCACAGTCACCGCTTGTAGCATGGGCGCAGGCGGGCAGCAGTCCGCCATCCGCGTCCAGAGATACTGGCGGCCTTGGAAGGCGGCCCGTGTCCTCGAAGTCCCGGCGCAAGCAGAACCTGAAGCGGGCGCGCTACGCCCGCACCGACTCCGACCTCCTCATCGGCGGCGACCTCCCGTCCGGCCAGGAGCCCTCCTCGATCTGGTGGATGGGCGACGACCGCATGGTCTTCAACAGGTCGCCCGGTGCCACGCTGGCAGCGGTCACCCGCGCGACCAGCCTGATCGCCGACACCATCGGCACGCTGAACTGGCGGGTGCTGTCCGGCGGCTCCGACGCCCTCACGTCCGTGGTCGAACTGCCCAGCCCGCGCTGGATCATCGACCCGATGCTCGTCCGCCCGGACGCCCGCTTCGGCCTGTCGCCGACGCCAGCGGCGGTCCGCCTGACCCGCTCGGCGTTCTGGAGCCAGTGGATTCGCGGCGCCCTGACCCAGGGCTGCGGCAGCCTCATCTTCGAGGAGGCGTCCGACGGCCAGCCGGTGGCCGGGACGCTCCGCGTGCTGAACAACGCAATGGTGACGCCGATGGACACGCCGTTCGTCCACCGCCGCATCGGCTCGGAGGACGGCGGCTACGTCGATACCGACTACGACGGTCGCTTCGAGATCGGCGGTCGAATCTACCGCCTGGTCGAACTGCTGAACCCGTACGACCGGGTGGACGAGATGGGCTGCGCCCGTGGCGTGTTGGAAATGCACGCCGCCGAGTTCGGCATGGCGCTCCAGCAGGTCGAGTACGGGTCGAGCACCTACCGCTCCGGCGTGCCCGCCGGGTACTTGAAGGTGCAGGTTCCGAACTTCTCCGCCGACCAGGCAGCCGCGCTGAAGCGGAAGTGGCTGGAGTCGCACGGCGGCGACCGCCGGAGCATCGCCGTGCTGAACAGCACCACCGATTTCCAGCCGCTGTCGATGTCGCCGCTGGACATGGAACTCATCCGGAGCCGCCAGATGAGCCTGATCGATATTTCCAATATGTTCGGCGTGCCCGTCCACATGCTCGGCGGCTCCGACGGATCGTCCAACACCTATTCCAACGCCGAGTCGAGGAATCGCGATTTCACGACCTTCGGCCTTGCACCCGTCGCGTCGGCTGCCGAGGATCTGGTCGGCTCCCTGATGCCTCAGGGCCAGTACGTCGAGGTGTCGTTCACCGGCCTGCTCCGCTCCGACACCGCCACCAGGTACGCCGCCTACTCCACGGCGATCAGGGACGGCTGGCTGCATCCGAACGAGGTGCGCGTGCTGGAGAACCTGCCGCCGATTCCGGGCACCGACCAGGCTCCGCAGAGCCTGGGCATCGACCCGCCCGCCAGCACCGCCATCGAGACCCAGACCGAGGAGGCCGGGCAATGACCATCCGCGACATCGAGTCCGGCGCGATCCAGTACCGCGCCGCGAAGATCGAGGACATCGACATTTCCAAGCACGAGATGTATGTGCGCGCCGCGCCCTACGGCGAGGAGTTCACCGACATCGGCGCTGGCATCCAGGAGCGGTTCCTGCCCGGCACGTTCTCCCGCGCCGCGAAGGAGCCGCACCGCCTGAGCGTGTACTTCGACCACGGAGGACCGCTGGTGGGTCGCGGCACCGAGGCGGAGGACCGCCTCGACGGCATCTACGTCAGGGCGAAGATCGGGCGCACCGGCCCGGCTGAGGAGATGCTGTCGCTGCTGGCCGACGAGATCCTCTCCGATGTCAGCGTGGAGTTCCGAGGACTGCCCGACCACATGAAGGTGGAGCGCCAGGGCGACGGCCTGCGGGTCACCCACCGACGGGCCCACCTGACCGGCTTCGCCGCCGTGCCCGAGGGCGCCTACGGCGAGCGGGCGCTGGTGCTGTCCGCCAGGGACGCCAAGCGGGAGCGGGAGGCCGAGGCTGCCCGTGCCTGGTTCCAGGAGTTCAAGTCGCGGTCGCTCCGCTGATGCTGTCCGGCCTGGTCCACGAGTCCAGTGCAGCCGCGCCGGACGAGTGGTGGACGCCGCCGCACATCTTCCAAGCACTGGGCCTGACCTTCGACCTGGACCCGTGCAGCCCTGGAGCGGGCCTCGGCCACGTCCCGGCGCGCAGGCACTTCACCCGCGCCGACGACGGGCTGTCCCAGCCGTGGAGCGGCCTGGTCTGGTGCAACCCTCCCTACGGCTCGCAGACGCCGCTGTGGATGCGCCGCATGGCCGACCACGGCGACGGCGTCGCGCTGGTGTTCAACCGCTCCGACACGCGCTGGGCGCAGGACGCGCTGGCCTCTGCGGGAGCCGTGTGCTTCCTGGCCGGTCGGGTCCGCTTCCTGAAGCACGGAGAGCCGCAGGGCACGCCGGGCACCGGCTCGATGCTGCTGGGATGGGGCGGGACGGCGACCGTGGCCGTCCTCCGCTCCGGCCTGGGCGTCGTCCGCTGAGCCGCGTCCAATGCATTGGATCATGGACGCAGCCCGCCCGGCACGGTAGGTTGGATTCCAACGAAGGTGCCCTCCGGCACCGCCGTGGCGACCCCCATCGGAACGCGGTGGCCCTCGCAGAATCGGCGGCATACGGACCCCACCTGTAGCGCAAGCGACTGAACCACGCGCTCAGGGAGGGCGCCATTATGTCTGTTCTCGATCAACTCCGCTCCAAGCGGTCAACCCTCGAATCCGAGTTGGACGCGCTGATCGGCGCCGAGGACTTCGATCCCGCCGACGAGACGTTCACCCGCGCCAAGGCCGAGGCGGAGAAGTTGGACGCCCGTATCCGCGTTCTCGTGGAGAACGAGTCCCGCCGCGCCGCCGCCAACGAGGTGGACGCCCTGAGCGTCCGCACCTCCAAGGCCGTCGCCAAGGCCGAGACCCGCTCCGTGGAGTCGATGGGCCAGGCGTTCACGCGGTCCCGCGAGTACACCGACTACCTCCAGGCTCCTCGCGGCAACAGCGGCCACGTCAGCGTCCCGTTCGACATGCTCGGCCAGCAGCGCGCGCCGATCCTGTCCGACACCTTCGACGGCATCCTCCAGCCGCAGCGCATCCAGCCGTCGTCCGCTCCGTCCATCCAGACGCCGCTGCTGGACAACGTGGCCCGCATCCCGGTGACCTCGAACTCCGTGGAGTGGATTCGCTACCCGGCTGCCGCACCGCTCGCTGGCAAGGTGTCGGAGGGCTCCGCGAAGCCCGAGGCGACCGTGGCGCCGGAACTGGTCACGGTGACGCTCGACATCATCGCCCACTGGCTCCAGGTCACCCGTACCGTCATGGAGGACGGCGGCGCCCTGGTGGCGTTCATCGACTCCGCCCTGCGGCGCGGCGTGCTGGACAAGATGGAGGCCGAGGTCGCGGCGACCATCACCGCAGCGGCTGCCGCCGACGAGTTCACCGAGGTGACCTACGGCGGTGCCGGTGACGGCGACGTGGACACCCTGCTCAAGGGCATCCGCCACGGCGTCGGCGCGGTGCAGGACGCGGGCTACGTTCCCAGCGTGGTGCTGCTGAACCCGTCCGACTACGCCGGTATGGACATCGACGTGCTCGGCTCCACGCTGCTCGGCCCGCAAATGGGCTCCCCGTTCTGGGGCGTCCGTCCGGTGGCCGTGGGTGCCATCGCATCGGGCACCGCGTTCGTGGGCGACCTCAGCACCGCTGTGGCGCACCTGTACCGCACGAACGTGAGCATGTACGTCAGCGACTCCCACGCGAGCACCTTCACCAGCAACGTGCTGACCCTTCTCGCAGAGGCACGCGCGGCCAACATCGTCCATCGCGCCGAGGCGCTGGTCGAGGTCAAGGCTGGCGTCTGAGATGACGCTGGTCACGGTTGAGGAGTTCCGGGCCTGGTCGGGCGCAGTGCCCGCCTCGGTCTCGGACGCCCTCATCCAGCAGTGCCTCAGCGAGGCCGAGTCGGGCATCATCGCGGACACGTCCGTGACGGTTGCCGAGATCGAGGGCTCGAAGTTGGCACTGGATGTCGCGGTGGGCGAGGAGCGTAGGCGAGCCAACCGGCTCCTCGCCCGCCGGAACAGTCCCGAGGGAGTCGTCGGGACCGGGACGGACGGGCTGTCGTTCGCCGTCCCCGTCCGCGACGCCGACTCCCAGCGCGCCGTGTGGGCCATCCGCTCCCACCTGGCCGTGGACGAGGGAGTCGCCTGATGTCCGGGCTGACGGGCGCGAGGGCGTCGCTGGCCGCTGCCGTGTCCAGCGCAGGGATCGACTGCGCGCCGTACCCGCCGGACTCGCTGACACCGCCGATGGCGTACATCGACACCGTGTCGGTGGACTACAGCACCGGGACCGGCTGGTCGTTCTGCGCGCAGGGCATGGCGCAGGCGACCGTGGTCGCCGTCGCGCAGCGCAACGACCGCGCCGGTTCCACGCAGTTGCTGGAGGACATGGTGCCCGCCGTCCTGGAGGCCCTCGCGGGCATCACGGGCGTGCGGGTGCTGGGAGTCGAGTCCGGCTCCACCGAGGTGTCGGGCACGACCCTGCCCGCCGTCATCACCACCGTCGAGTTCGGATTGAAGGGTTGATGAGTCATGCCGTGCGAACCGTGCGAGCAGAAGAAGAAGTCCAAGAGCGGCGGCGACGCCGAGAAAGGGGCATGAACGATGCCCACGACATCTCCCTTCGTCCTTGACGATGTGAGCCTCACCCTGAGCCCTGTCTCCGGCAGCGCCGAGGAGTACCAGTGCCAACTGAACCGCGCCGAGTTGGTGCCCAGCACCGGAGGCGGTGGCGGCGGCGCGACCTTCGAATCGTTCTGCAACACCTACTCCGGCGGCGGCGGGACCGCGTCCTGGACGCTGGAACTGACGGGTATGCAGGCGTACAGCGATGCTGCCGACCTGAGCATGCTCCTCTTCAACGAGGAGGGCGAGGAGTACGAGTTCGTGCTCACCCCGATGGGCGGCACCATCAGCGCCACGAATCCCGGCTTCTCGGGCACCGTGACGCTGGTGCCGACGAACATCGGCGGAACCGCGAACCAGTACGCCACGCTCACCGTCAGCCTCCCGTGCTCCGGTAAGCCGACGCTGCTCAACACGCCTCCGGCCTGACCGATGCCGCGCGATCTCGGCGACCTGGCCGAGTCCGTGGACCGTGCCGCCCGCAGCATGAAGGAGGGCGAGCGGCGCGGTGTCCTCAAGGCGACCATCTACACCAAGCAGATCATCACCGCCGAGATCCGCAAGGCGACCGGCGGCGACATGCGGCTGTCCGGCGTCGGCAGGAGCGGGTCACCGCCGTTCCGGGTAGCGGACAAGCGGTCGAGGGTGCCTGGCGCTGGTGAGGCCAGGGAGATCTACGTGGTGGGCCGGTCGTTCCACCTGATCGAGCGCCCGACGGGCCCGCACCGCATCCCGAAGGTGCGCGGCAAGCGGGCCAGGAAGCGGTACGTGAAGGTGGACGGCCAGATCAAGGCGTGGGCCGAGCACCAGGGCACTCCGGGCAAGTACCCGTTCAAGAAGGGCTGGCAGAAGGCGGCGCCGAAGACGCCGCGCATCTTCCGGCAGGAGATCGGCAAGCAGATCGTCAAGGTGTGGTGAGAGGAATCCAATGGCTTGGATTGTGAAGATCGACGGCAACGAGGCCAGCAGCGACGACTTCCTGCTGGACGACCTGTCGTATGTGGAGCGCGTCGCCAAGACGCCGTGGTCGCTGGCGAACCCGTACAAGGACATCGCCGTCGCCAAGGCGTTCCTGCGGCTGGCGCTGATCCGCTCCGGCGTCTCGGACGAGGATGCCGACGAGCGCCTGAAGACGCTGTCGCTCGGCGAGTTGAAGACGGCGTTCGACTTCGTGGACGACAACGCCGGAGGGCAGCAGGGAAAGTCCCAGGGCCCGACGACTACGACTTCCCGGTCTTCCTCAGGTGGGGCGCGGAAAGGTTCGGCTGGACCCCGCAAGAAGTCCGCAAGCAGCGAGTAGGCGACGTACTGATGCTCATTGACGAGATGGCGAAAGTGGAGAGGGCGAGGCGCTGATGCTGACCGACAAGATCCTCGTCACCATCTCGGCGTCCGCCGACGGCGCGATCAGGGAACTCCAGGGACTGGAGAGCAGCGCCGGGAAGGCCGACGCGGCCACCCTCGACCTCGGCAAGAGCCTCAAGACCGGCCTGGTGGCGGGAGCCGCAGCGCTGGCCGGGACCGGCCTGGTGTCGTTCCTGTCGTCCTCCGCCGACAAGTTCGTGGAGGCGCAGACCGCTGCCGCCCAGTTCGCCCGCGCCACCAACGCCACCGTCGAGGAGGCGGGCAAGTTCACCACGGTCGCCAGGCAACTCGGCTTGGACATGAACGACCTCATCGAGATCAACGCGGAGTTCTCCAAGAAGATCGAGGAGCAGCCGGGCCTCCTGTCCGATCTCAACGTCGAGATCGCGAAGAACGCCGACGGCTCCACCAACATGACCAAGACGTTGGTGTCCACCATCGACGCGCTGGGCGGGATGGAAGACGGCCTGAAGGCCGCGCAGATCGCCGCCGAGTTGTTCGGCGAGGAGGGTTCCAAGCAACTCGCCGGGTTCTACCTCCAGGGCATCGAGGTCGCCGACCTCATGGACCGCATCAACTTCATCGACCGCTCCGACGACGCCAAGCGGTTCGCGGCGTCATCGCTGGAGATGAACCTGGCGATGGAGCAGTTGCAGATCACCATCGGAGCGAAACTCGTCCCGGTGATGACCGAACTCATCGACTCCGGACTGGCGGTGTTCGGGTTCCTGAGCGAACTGCCCGAGGAGGTGTACCTGATGGTCGGCGCAGCCGCCGCCTGGTACGCCATCCAGAAGGTGCTGAACGCCGAGTTGGTGGTGACCACCGGGCTGCGGCTGTTCGAGTGGGGCACGAACGCGGCGGACGCCTTTCTGACGGCCAGCGGCGCGGCAAACAAGGCGAAGGTCGCCATCGGCGGTCTGGCCGGTGTGGCGCGGAACGCCGCCCCGTTCCTCGCGCTGGCCGCAGCCATCGCGCTCGTCAACTCCAGCATCAAGGAGGGCGAGCGGGTCTCGGCGTATGCCACGAACATCGACAACCTGAACCTGTCGCTGGAGGACCAGGCCAAGGCGCTGGAGGCCACCGAGGGCTGGTGGAACCGCTTCGTCGGGACGACGCAGACGAAGATGCAGCAGATCACTCTGGAGACCCGGAAGGCCGCTGAGGCGTCCCTCGCCAACTCTGACGCGACGGAGAGCGAGCGGGCAGCGGCCCAGGCGCTCCTGGACGTGCTGGGCGACGGTACGAGCGCGCAGCAGACCTCGAACCTCGCGACGGAGGAGGGCCAGCAGGCCGCGAGGGACTACGCCGAGGCGCTGGGCGGTGCCGCTGGTGCGATGGCCGATGCCTCCGCGAAGCAGCGCGACCTCGCCGACCTGATCTCGGAGGGCGTCACGAGCGGCAAGGAGTTCTCCGCCGCCCTCGCCGATGCCGGAGAGGCTGCCGGAGAGACGGCGCGGGACCAGGAGATCCTGAACGGGGTGCTGGCGGCGTACAACGCCCTCACCTACGGCGCCATCGAGGCGACGGAGGATTTCTACGCGGCGTTCTACGCCGCCGAGGAGGCGATCAACAAGGCGAAGGCAGCCATCGCGGCGTACAACGATGAGCCGACGCCGGAGAACGAGACCGAGGTCTTCGAGGCCACCCGCAGGGCGGCGGATGCCGCTGCGACCCAGTGGCAGGCGGCGCAGGCCCGCCTCGGCAACTACGTCACCGAGTCGGAGATCGCGGCGCAGCGCCTCGCCACTATCGAGATCCTGCTGAACACGCCGGGCTTCCCTCCCGGTGCCGCCGCGAAACTCAAACTGGAGGCTGCCAGCATCACGGCTGCGGCGGTCAGGGAGGCCGACTTCAAGATCCCGGTCGGGTTCTCCGAGGAGGACATCAACACGTCGCTCGCCATCATCAAAGGACTCCTGGCCGACCCGTCCATCGACCCGGAACTGAAAGCGCAGTTGGAACTCGACCAGACCTCGCTGGAGACAGCCAAGGGCAACATCGAGACACTCGGCGTGGATGCCGCCACCGAGGTGAAGGTCGAGGCCGACACCACCGCAGCCGAGGATTCGTTGGACGGGGTGACCGGAGACCAAACCGCCAACGTGACCGTGGACATCGTCAACAACAAGGGCGCCGCCTCGGTGCTGGACGCCGTGGCGAATCCCAGCGACGATGGCCGCACCGCGCGGATGAAGATCGACATCACCAACAACCTGGGCGCAGGTTCGGTGCTGGACAACGTCGCGAATCCCGGCGGGTCGGCACGGGTGCCGAGAATGACCATCGACATCACGAACAACCTCGGCGCGGCATCGGTGCTGAACAACGTGGCGAACCCGAACGGGCAGGCCCGCATCGCCTACATCGACATTGTCACCCGTGGGTCGGCGAACATCCCGACAGGCGGAGACGGTCCCGATCAGGACTCCGTGCGGCAGTTGCCGCCGGTCGTCAACAACAGGATCTCCGTGGACCTCGACGGATTCCAACTGCGCTCCACCATCCGCGAGGAAGTGCGGTTCGCGAGAGCCGGGATCGGAGGGCTGGCCTGATGCCGTTCACCATCCAGGCGAGCGTGAACACGACGCTGCCGGGCTCGGTCCTGGTAGCGGTGTCCGGCGATCCCAACACCACCTCGACCATCGTCCGCGTGGACGGGTCGCTGCCCGAGCAGCCGGTGCGGAACTGGACCACCACGGGCAACGGCCTGGAGTCGGTCGTGGACGCCGAGGCACCGCTCGGGCGTCCGGTGTTCTACCGCCTCATCGAGAACACGGGCCAGGTGCTGGCCGCGTCGAACGAGGTGGAGTGCCCTGCGCCGTCCGACGGTCGGTCGCTGCTGCGGTCGGTGCTGAAGCCGACGGTGGCGTGGATGTGGGTGGAGCCCGCCGACGAGACCGGCGTCACCTGGCGCACCAGCACCAAGCCCTACGATGTCATCGGCTCCGACACGCCGGTCGTCGTGGGCGAGGTGCGGCAGCGCCACGCGGGCGAACTGTCGTTCCTGTGCAAGACCGTGGCGGAGGCCAGCGCGCTGGTGTCGATCCTGCGCGACGGACTGCCGATGCTGGTCCGCCACAGCCCGTGCGGCTCGGTGCAGGGACGGGACGTGCTGTTCTACGCCCTCGATGTCACCGAGTCGCGGATCGCCTCCAACGGCTGGCGCACGGTGGAGGTGCGCTACCAGAGCACGAAGTTCGTGGTGGGCGACACGGAGGAGCCTCCGGCGTCCTGGACGTTCGACGCGCTGCGGGACGCCCACGCCGACTTCGCCGCCCTGTCGCAGGCGTACGCCAACTTCATCGACATCGCGCTGAACCGTCCGTCCAACGCATTGGACAGGCGCGACCAAGGGCTGTTCATATGAAGGCCCGCAGCGAGCGTTCCCGCCTCGCCGTCCGCCGAGGCCACGACCGCTTGACCACGGTCACCCTGCACAACCTGGCCGACGGCGTGGTCGGGACCGTGCCGGTCTACGAAGGCTCCGTCGTCTTCGACCTGACCTCCAGCAGAGGCACCCGCAGCGGGTTGCTGAGAGTGCCGGGCTACGACTGGTGGCCGCTGTTCAACCCGAGCGCGGTGACCTGGGTGACCGTGACGCAGGAGATCGAGGGCGAGTCGTGGGATCTCGGCGAGTTCCCGGTGTCGTCGGTGGACCTGGAGTCTCCCGGCGGACTGGTGACGGTCGGCCTGGGCGATTGGTCTGCTCGACGGTCCCGCTCGAAGGCCGAGGCGCAGACCGACCTCACCTTCGGCACCACGGTGGCGCAGTTGTTCCAGCACCACGTCAGCCACGTCATGCCCAACGGCGACTTCACCGTGGTGCAGGACGACACGGACGGTGCCCTCAAGCCGTCCTCGCCGCGCGTTTCCGCTAACGGCGACGTGTGGGTCGCGATCCGCGAACTCGCCAACGATGTCGGAGCGGTGGCGCTGGTGACCTCGCTGACCACGGGAGAACTGCGGGTCTTCGATCCGTACCAGCCCTACCACGAGGATCTGACGGACACCCTGAACCGTGTCGTCACCGGCTGGGACATGGACCCGGAGAACGTGGTCAACCGCGTCGTCGTGCGGGTGAACTCCGACGACAAGGACGGCGGCACGTTCGTCGGGCGCAAGTCGATCAGCGGCGGGACGCCGTGGGACTTCGACCGCGACGGCGTCGGCTACTGCATCCTCGTTGAGTCGGAATCGGTGCCGAAGGCGACGCAGGCCATCGCGAACGCCAAGGCGCAGTACCTCTACGACCGCCGCGCGGGTGCCGTGAAGGCCGTGTCGCTGCGGGTGGTGCCGCAGCCGTGGCTGGAGCCCGGCGACGTGGTCGCGTGGCAGGACGGTCGCGGCGGCGGCGACCAGGGCAGCATCGACTTCATCGAGTACCCGCTGCGCGCCGACGGTGCCATGAACATCCGCCTCCGTGGGATTCCGGTGATCGGGATATGACCGCGACCCCGTACGAGCCCACCGTCCCGTCCGTGCGGATGGAGTACGCCACCGTCATGGCGGAGAACGGCGGTCTGCTGGACCTGGACTTCGGCGGCGAGGAACTGGTGACCGGCGTCGCCTGCTACGGCGCGCTTCCCGAACTCGGAGCACGGGTGATGGTGCTGCTCCAGGGCGGCGGAGCGACGGTGGTGCCAGCCGCGTCCGGGCTGGTCGTGCCGCACTGGCGCGGTCGCCTCGCGGACAAGACGATGGCCTCCGCCGCTGCCGAGGATGTGCTCACGGTGCAGACCAACTCGTCCTTCTCCGGCATCTTCAACAACAACGGCGTCTTCACGTTCTCGCGCTCCGGCACCTACGTGGTCGGCGGGAGTTTCCAACTCGGCGGCGGCACGGTGACCGCCGAGCAGCGGGCGCTCTACACCTTCAAGCATCTGACGACCGGGCGTCTCCACCGCTACTCCGTCGGTCGCGCCGAGACGTTCTGCGCCTACACGTTCACGGTGTCCGTCAGTGCTGGCGATACCGGCCAGTTCATGGTCTACCAGAACAGCGGAGGCACCCGCTCGTTCCTGAACAACTACGCCGCCATCTACCTAATCGGGAACCACTGAGGAGTCGAGGATGAGTTACCGAGCCGCCTACCTGCTGTCGGAGGACGACGGGTTCTTCACCCGTGTCGGCATGTGCTACGAGGAGCAGGGCGAGGGTTTCGAGGCGGGCGTGTCGGCGCGGCACACCATCGCGGCCAGTCCCGGCTTTGCCGAGAAGTACCAGTACGCCCTGGACACGGGCGTGGAGAATCCCGGTTGGAATCCGGCGGTCATTCCCGACGCCGATATCTTGTCCGCCGTGCAAGCGGTGGTTGGAGGAGGTAACTGATGGCCGACACGACGAAGTACAAGTGGCCTTTGCCGGACGGCACGACCAGTCCGCCCGACGTGGCAGCGTGGCTCGCCCAACTGGGCAACGCCGCCGACGGCACGGTCAGCACCCGCATCCTCTACGGGCCCGTCGGCGGTCAGCCGACGCTCGAAGACGGTCAGTTGTTCTGCGGCTATTAGCCACTATCGAAGTTGCCCTAGAATGGAGGTGTGAGAGTTGAATGGGACCGAGTTCCACCGAACATCGCGCCGCGACTGCGCGTCCTCTACGTCGTCACGCCTTCTGGGTGTTGGGAGTGGCAGCGGGAGCGTGCCCGCCGTGGCTACGGCCTCTGCAACCCGGAGTTCTTCGGAGTGCCAGAGGTCGGTCGCCGGAAGGCGACCAAGCGGGCGAAGCGCGGATACCAGATGCGGGCTTTCGCCCATCGTGTCTCGTACGCGCAGAACGTCGGCCCGATACCCGACGGGCTCATCGTGCGGCACAAGTGCGACAACCCGCCCTGCGTCAATCCCGACCATCTGGAACTCGGCACTCGCACAGACAACCAGCGGGACATGGCCGAGCGCGGGCGAGGTCGCGGTCCTGCCGACACCTGCCGCCGAGGGCACGACCTCACCGACCCTCGCAACGTCCGCTGGTCTGCGGACAGCAGCCTCAAGGGTGGCAAGCGTCGGCGCTGCATCGTCTGCGAGTACGAGCGTGGAGAGCGCAAGACGCCTCCGCAGTAGGAGAGGCTGACATGCCCGAGATGGTGGTGGGAACGAGCGGCGGGAACAAGGTCGTCCTCGACCCGTGGATCGGCACCGACGCGGGCAACCGCCAGGTGCAGGAGATGTACGTCGGCACGCCCGGCGGGAACCGCCTGGTGTTCACGCGGAACCAGCCGGTGGCGCTGACGGCGACCGCTGTCTCCACGTCGCGCATCGACCTGTCGTGGACCAACGTCGGCGCGGGTGTCACTTACACAGTGAAGCGCGGTGCCTCTGTCATCTACACAGGAACGGGCCTGGCGAAGCAGGACACGGGCCTGGCGGCGAGCACGACGTACAACTACTCCATCACCGCGAAGATCGGCAACGTGACGGTGAGCACCGCCACCGCCTCGGCGAAGACCGCTGCGGCCACCACGCAGACGAAGACGGTCACGCTCAACCCGTCCAGCAGCGGCTCCTACCTGGGCAACGGCAACCTGCGGAACACGACCAGCCGATACTCCGGCAACTACACGCCAGGGTCCAACGGGACGCAGAAGTCGTCGTTCCACTTCGCCATCCCTGCCGAGGTCCGCAACTGCGTCCGCATCGACAAGGTGGAGTTCAGCGTCAGGAACAGCCACACCTACGGCAACAGCGTCACCCAGTACCTGGCGGTCACGCACACCTCGGCGGCGGGTGCGACGTGGCCGGGCTCGACCGGCGTGTTCGGCGGGCGCTCGACCAAGACGGGCGACTGGTACGGCTCGAACGGGACCGAGTGGGTGGACATCACCGCCGACAAGGAGCCCACGTTCAACGCCACCGTGGCGGAGAACTTCCGGGTGAAGAACGCCTACGGCATCTGCCTGGTATCCAAGGACGGCACCATCGGCTACTACTCGTACTGGCAGTCGAGCGCCAGGTTGCGGCTCACCTACACGATTCGGACCTGAGGAGGACGACATGGCGCGGACGAGGATCAACTGGAACCTGTACGCGGGCGACCGCAACGAGAAGACGCTCCAGGTGCTGAAGGACGGCGACCCGTGGGACTTGACGGGCGCGACCGTCACCGCCCAGTGCCGTCGCACCGCCAACGACCCGGTGGTGGCCCTCACGGCCTCCGTGACGCCCGTCGACGCCTCTCAGGGCATCTTCACCGTGGCGTGGGACGGGAACGCCGTACGGGCGCTCCTGGGCGGCGAGGCGTCGTGGCAGGGCATGTGGGACTTGGACGTGCTGGAGGCGGGCCTCTCGGACGGCGAGTCGGAGACGGTGGCCGACGGCTCGGTGCTGGCCGAGATGGACGTGACGAGGGCACCCGACGTGGTCGTGCTGCCGGTGCCCGACGAGCCGGTCGGCCCGGTGCAGCCGATCCCGCCCGAGGAGCCGTTGCTGCCGCAGCCGAAGAAGAAGAAGGGCTGACCCATGACGGCCACCAGCGTGGCGGTGCTCGACGGCGAGGTGCCGTGGCCGGACGTGCTGGCCGACGCCGCCTGGCACGTCGACGCCGGTTCACTCACTGAATCGGGCCTGCTGGACCTCACGGGCAACGGTCGGGACAACTTCCCGATCCGCCCTCCGCCGTTTCATCGGGACGGCAGGGACGAGGACG